GAAGAACCAGCTACACCAGAAGCTCCTAAAGACGACATCGAGTCAATCGTAGAAGAACGATTAGCTAAGATGAAAGCTAACATGGACCGTATGGCTAGTGAGCGTGATGAAGCACTTAAACTTAAAGTCGAGTTAGAAGCTAAACAAAAAGAAGAAACTATAGCTCGAATGAAAGAAGAAGGCAAATTACAAGAAGCTCTTGAAATGGAACTTGCAGAAGCTAGAGCAAAGCTAGATGTCTACGCAAAAGAGACAACTCAGCTTAAGCGTGACGGCGTGTTAAACGACGCATTAGCAGGCATGGAATTCCGCAACGACAAATCTCGCGACATGGCTCGTAGAGAAATCGTTGACCAATTGGTTCAAAATGAAGAAGGTGCATGGGTGCACTCAACAGGTTCAAATATTCGTGACTACGTAGAAGCTTATTCTAAGTCCGAAGATAACTCATTCTTGTTCCGTGTTAAATCTAACACTGGCGCAGGTACAGGCAATCCAGCTGGAGCGCCTTCGACTGACACTGCCAAATCTATTGGCGAAATGTCAACTCAAGAAATTCTAGCTCTTGCCTCTAAAGGTAAACTAGGTAACTTTAATATCTAAATAAACTAACGCCAATATTGGCAAATAAGGAAAAACAAAATGGCTATTACAAACACAGATTTTCAGAACATTGCTTTAGCAATCTCTGCTTACTCAGACGAAGCGTACACAAACGCTAAGAAATTAAACGGAACAGGCATCGTAGCCGCTGACCAACGTATAGACGCTTCTGGCGAATCTTTCGTAGGACAATTCCGTTGGTACAAACCTCTAGCATCAACAGTGAACGTTGCTTCATTGTCTTCTGCTACAGACGGTACATACACAGACATCGCAACAGACGTTGCTAACTTCGTGAAAACAGTTCGTACATTCGGTGCAGAGCAAGTTAACATGCAAGAAGTTGTATCTAAGCAAGACGGTCTAGCGAAAATCGCTCGTGACTTCGCTGAAGTACGTGCACAAGACGAGCATGACGCATTGTTGTCAGTTCTTAAAGGTGTAACACTTTCAGAAGTTGCTTTAGGAAACGCTTCATCTGGTGGTAACGGCGGAATCATCGATTTCGACACAGACGCAGATGCGGCTAACACTGGATTCTTCATGGACGTAAATGCGGCTGGCCTACACGGTGCGGCGGCAACTGGTTCTTCAGATGCACGTAAATTGTTTGATTCATCAGCAATGGGTGCGGCTCGTGGTGAGCGTTTATTCCGTTCTGTTGGAGCGGCGTTCAAAGACTACGAACCAGATTTCATGTACATGGTTACTTCACCAGAAGTTATGGCTGAAATGAGAGCGGCTAACTTGGTAGACGAAGACCGTATCAAAGACGGCAACCTTGAGTTCTCAACAGTATTCGGTGGAAAATTCCGTCTAGTAATGACTCGTGCAAACCAAATGATTTCAGGCCAAACAACAGGCGACTTGAATGTAGCATCAACTAAGTGTTCATACATCATCAAGCCGGGTTCAGTTGCGGCAACAGCAATCAACATGCCAACTCCAGTAGAAGTAGACCGTGCGGCGGCTTCTTACTTAGGTGGTGGTTCAACTAACGTTTGGTATCGTTGGGGTTACATCAACCACCCAATGGGTTACGACTGGGCTGGTGCATCAAATGCATTCGCTTCAAACACTGTATTAGGCGCTGGCGCTTCTTACACACGTAAAATGGATAGCTTGAACTTAGGTATCTTACCAATATTCCACGCTTAATTTTAAATCTCAAGGAGAGAACTAATGGCACTTGTACTCAATACAAACAGCTACGTTATAATAGCAGACGCTGATACATACTTTGAGACTCGTATTGATAACGCCAACTGGTTTGACGCTACAGACGACATCAAAGAACAAGCTCTAGTTACAGCAACACAAATTGTTGACGACCAAGCTTGGATTGGTTCTGCTGTTAGTTCCTCCCAAGCTCTTGCGTGGCCTCGAAAGAACGCTACGTATCACGACCCTCGTATGGGTTTCTCTATCACTCCAAGTGAGTCAGAGATTCCAGCTATGGTGAAAACCGCAGTATATGAGCAAGCATTGCACTTAGTTAACAACGAAGACTTGTTGACCGGTCAAGCACAAACATTCGAAAGCATCTCTGTTGGTTCGATATCTATATCTGATACTAACGGAGATGTGACTCGCACTCCTATGAAAAACCCTCTTGTACTTAAAGCTATTAAACCACTCGTGTTACGTGGTGGTGGTAGTTCAGGACAAGGCGGTTCTTGGTGGAGGGCTAACTAATGTCAATGAAAGCAAGAATCAACAACGCTGTTGAGAAAGCTTTTACTGCGATTGGTGACTTAAAACAAACTGGCACACTAACAGTTAAGAATGTCGGTTCTTATGATTTCGCTACTCAGACAACTACATCATCAACAAGCACTCTACCAATAGAGTTGTTTATTGAGACTAAGAAGTCTAAGTCGGGCGAAGGCTTTAAAACTTCTGCTTTGATAAAGGGCGTTGTAGACCTTGAGGTTTATGACTCTCTAACAGTCGGCGGTGTTACTTATAACATCGTTAGCTTTGCAGACAACGGCTTCATCACAGAAGCTGAACTCACAAAGGAGAAGTAAATAATGGCGTTTGAGAACATTCTTAACAACATAGAAGCTCAGTTTGCTGATGTCTTTTGGGTATCTAACGGCATAGCTGTTTATCCATCAAACTACCAAGGCGAAAAGAGTAACACGAATGAATACTGCATATTATCTGTTATGCCATCCGCAAGCGAGTACCGTTCTTACGGTGCAGACAAGAATACTAAGGGCATGGTTGCCGTTAAGATATTTGTTAAAGCCGGCGAAGGTACTAAAAGAATAATGCAGATAAGTGATAAGCTTAACACACTTCTCGAACACGAGAGGTATGGAGAAACAGAGCTAGGAACATCATACTTAACAGTAGAGGGTTTAGACCCTTCGAACAAAGCACTTTATAGTGCATCTTACATAATCCCATTTACACATTACGGAGAATAAAAATGGCACATATTTCATCATTGGGTGCAGGTATCTTCACATACCTTGACATCTTTAAGGGAACAATCCCAGCATCAACAGACACAGCGGCAGAATGTGCGGCTCTATTTGTTGGTTCAACACCGGGTTCTGTAGACGCAGACCACCTACGTATGCCTTCAGTACGTGAATTCCCATCAGTTGGTACACCAGCTAACATCGTTAACGTTCCTGTTTACGGACAAAAGACTTCTTCACAAGTTCAAGGGCAGTCAGATGCTCCTTCTTTAGAAGTTACTGTAAACTACAACGCTGGCGACATGGAAGCTATCCATGACTTAGTCGGTCAACCATGTATCTTCCGTTTCATGATGGCTGGTTCAGCTGTTACTGAAGACGAAGGCGCGGCGGCAACTGTTACTCCTGAGAACACTGAGTTCTACTTCAAGGGTAAAGTTGAAGCAATCTTGGTTAACCCTGCGTTAACAGATGCAACTACAGCGACAGTTACTTTGTCAGCACAATCTGATTTCTTCGGACCAGCTACATTGTAATATTACATAGGGGGTTCCTTAACGGGAACCTCCAACTATATTTGAAAGAGATACAATGGATAAGCCATTTAGTAAAGCTTTCGTTATGCGTACTACATTTAGACACATGAGGAGAAGCGTAGACATTAGTATCCGTAAATCATTCGAACGATTTAAAGACTTTGATAATGAATCAAAGACAGGTCGTGAGATTATGGAAACACTATCAGTATTGCACACAGTTAGAAAGATGCTTGACGACTTTCAAGCTAACAATTCAGAACTGTTTAATGAAAAAGATAAATTATAAATTAGTAAAAGAGAGATGTTATGAAACATTTAGTAGGAAAAGTAATCAAGAAAAAAGTCCCATTCATGGGCGACGAAGTTGAAATTAGAAAACTATCTGTAGCTGAAGTTATGGATGTTCAGAAGATGGTTAACAAAGCAACTAAAGCTAAGGGCGATGACGCTCAACTAGGCTTACTTCGTGATGTAATTCGATTAGCCACTATTGGCGCTGAAGAAATCTCAAATGAAGATTTCAACACATTCCCTATTGCAGAACTAAACGACTTGTCAACAGCAA